CCGCCCTCTCACCCTTCCCGTAGGACGCCCCTCACCGTAGATCACAGTATACTACCGTAGAAGCACTGTGTCAAGAGGGTAGGTGCCCAAACTAGAACCATTTCTACGGTAATCATGGTTATAGCACCATTCCGCCGTGTTCTATGGTGTCATACGGCTAGGTCAGACGATTTCTCACATTTTACACTATGATAGCACCATAGACAGCGGTTGTCAATGGTTTTTGGGCAATCTAGAGTGGTTTTTTTACCATTTTCCACCGTGAGATATGGTGATCTCCGTGGTGTTAGGGCTGGTTTGTTCACGGTTTACATTAGAAATACGGTGTAAACCATTGATTTTATTAGACTTTTTTGGTGGGGCCTGTTTGTATCTATATCATATCGCCTGTGCGTCTACACTTCCCCAACAGCACCATCCACTCTAGTTATATGCCAAGCTACTTCTAAAAGCACCAAATATGTGTAGAGTTTTTCACTCATTTCTATGCCTTCCCATATGTATAAGTCTTCTTCTGGATTAACACTTGTTGCGTATTTTAGTTTGTATTTGTTAACTGTGTGTTCTATATAATCATCTGTAGCACCGTCATAGCACACTATGTCAACCTTTATGACGTTCATGACTATATCCTTGTTGCTTTCTTCTAGTTCCCTTTTTATGATCTAAGTGTGTGCCAAACATGTATTGTATTATATGTCCTCCTGGCACCTTAGGTATTCCTTGTGCTATGTTGTTGAACTTCGCTCCTTGTTGTTCAAACTGCTGTCTTACACTGTCCCATATATAACTGTCATGCCATTCCTTTAACATGTATAGTTCGTCTGTGTCATATAGTCTTTGTATTTCTGTGAGGTATTCCTGTAGTTTTGCGTGTCTTAGGTTGAAAAGGAGAACGCCTGTTTCTGAATGATAGTTGGGGCGTCCAAAGTAGTTGAGGAGTGCATCGTTGTCCCATAGGTTTTCATCAATCCACTGTTCTGTGATGTCTCTGAGGAAGTGTGTGTCTGCATCTATCCACAACAGTCTATCATACTCCTCAAACACATAGTCATCCACACATTGGCATATTGCATAGGGTTTGTAGCAGAAACGCACTGCATCATACTTAAAGTTAGTCTTGGGTCTATGTGTGTTTCTCTCAACAAATGCCTCTTGTAGTATGAGCTGTGTTGTTTTGGTTTCCAACAAATGTTCTGAATACACTATTAGTGGGACCTTTAGATGTTGTTGTGCTGATTCAACAAACTGTTTGCCATACTGAGCATATTGTGCTTGCCCCATTGTGGTTATTGCCAGTGTCTTATTCGTCATCTGCGATTATCTTTCTTGAATATAGCACTGTTTCAAGTCTGCGTCTGTCACGCCATGTTTGCACTGTGTAGTTGTGTATGTCCCAGTCTTTTGAGAGTAGTTCTAACCACCAATCAGCTTCACGCACTGTAAGATGTGCATTTTCTCCTGTGGGAAATGTCTTTTGTGCAGGGTCTAGATCTATAAAGTGTATACTTGCGTTGCGAGTAATCCTTGCAAGACTCAGGCTGACGACAGGTAGTTCATGCTCTGGTATGTGTTCCAGCACATCACCTGAATAGGTATAGTCCCACATTCTATCAAAGTGTTCCTGGCGGTCATATGCCTCTATATAGGGGTCAAATCCTTCAATATATGCGTCTTTTCTCTGTTCTTGGAGCCATTGTATAGTCCCACCTTTGCCACACCCAAAATCAAGCACACTGTAAGGGCCTTGTGGAATTACATCAAGTAGTAGTGGATATTGTTTGCCTATACCTGAGCTCTTTTTGTTGAAGTGTTTGTGAAAGTTGTATTTGTCGTGTTTTATAATCATTGTGTTTTCCTTTAGGCATATGCCTTCATTGGGTCTATTTGTTCTTCGTATTTAACTAGGTGTATTTTCAACCAATTTGCTTGTTTATCTGTGAGGTATCCACGCTCCATATACCAAGTGCCAATACCCATCATAGTTGCTAGAACATCACCAGGTATTAGGTGTGTTTCTTGTAGATTCTGTAAGAACCAACCAGTAGTTCTAACTAGATAAAGATTAGAGGTGTGATTACCACGATTATATCTTAAATCCTCAAATACATCATCATATGTCAAATATGCCATTTTGTTTACTCCTTTTTATTACAACACACTTAACTTCGTTAAGTGTATTCGTGATAATATATTCAGTTCGCTTTGCTCACTTTCATATATTATACACTCATATATGAAAACAAACAAGAAATAAATTTTATATACTTCCTGTTGAAAGTCATACGACGGCTAATGTAGTTTCTGACACAAAAAAAATGTCTCACTACCTTAGCTCATCGTCGCTCTCAACAGAAAGGCGCTATCGCTCTTCCTGAGGCCCTATGCGGGCGACCCATTCCTGGGTTAACGACTCCTTGTATCCTTTAACTGAGATGTTTGACTATGTATAACTCAGACTCTTGCGAGCGGACCAGGCATACCACTGTTATTATGCACCCCAAGGAGGAGATGCATCAGCGACAGATTCTTTAGCCGTCATATTGTAATCTGTTTTTTTGTTCTGTGTAATCACAGTAGGGTTCCTAAGTGCCTTGATTTTTTGTGCCTGGGATAATTTTCTTTGTTGCTTGTATTTTTGTGTGTTTAAGCCGTTGATTGTGATATTTTCTAATTTGTCTAGATGTTTCTGTTTAAGTTTCTTTTTTCTATGAAAACACCATTCCCAAAAACAAGCCCAACTTGCTTGATTGCTACGAGTGATATCGTTCCATAAATTATTTCTGATCTCAAGCAATATTCTTAGATCATTAAATTCAGGATGTGTGAAGATATCTTTGGCTTTTACGCCATACTTTTTCTTGGCCCAATAGCCAATTAATTGTTCTTGTTCAAGTTCTTGGTAGTTCATCTTATACTGCCTTTGTTGTAATGATATTTATCAATATCTTATAATAACACCAAATAAACTGAAAGTCAAGCCAAAAAAAACTCCTCTAGCACAATTAGGAAGAGTAGCTAGAGGAGTTATAGGATCATACAATATGCCAGATAGTATAATGTTGTATGAATGTAGATACAGAAAATATGAACACCCCTACGGAGTAATTAAATGGCAGTCTAAGAAACAAACGATAGGAAAGAACACTTAAACTGCATCTACACAGTTATTTATCCATTTCTCTTTTGAGAGTTGCTAAAACGGTTGCTTTTTCCTGACTTGTAAGTGTAAATTTGCCTGTTCTTGGATCCTGGTGTAGTCCACATGCTCTACACTTGTGAGTCCATAACGCAAAAGGAGTTGTTCTTTTAGAAATGTCTATCACACGCTGACAGTCTAGAATTTTGTCACAGTCTTCACACTGTGTGCCTGCATAGTCTATGCGTTCTAGCACAGGACCTACTGCTTCTTCCATTTTTTTAGGAGGAGCATAGATCAATCTTTCTTTTACTTCTTCCCAGCTCATAGAACGGTTATTGCTACTGCTAATAAACTTGCACTTGTGCTGAACACAATGCCTATCAGTGTCCAACGAGTGTATCGTTCAATGTGAGCAAGATGATTGTCTCTTATTAATTCTATGCTTTTTTCAATGCGTTCAAAGCGTTGATTGAGACTGTCTAGATCCATTTTCATTACAATACCGCTCCTAGCTGAATTGCACGCCAATCATTGCCATCATATACAGCAATACAACCTACGCCTGCTGAATCATCGCCACCGTCTGTGCAAAATGCTACATCGCCTGCTTGACTTGTGAGTGCATTTAGTTCTGCTGTGGTTCTACCACTTAATCTTAGAATATTTTGTATGTTTACAACGCCTGATGTAGGATTTAGAACCTGCACACCTGTTGCTGTGATCTGTGTGGGCATCTGTGTGCCTGACAGTTTGCCGCCTGAACTTAGTAGAGCTACGCCATTGGCCGCACCACCCTCACTTATAATTGTGTTTACTTTTTGAACTGCATCTAGTAAATCTTCTCTAGCAAGACTAGGATCATCCGCGCCGCTGTCAAGATTTGCTGTGCTTATCTGTGTTGTTGGAAAAGCCATAACATCCTCTCTTTCATATATTTAATCATAACCTTAAAAAACCCCTATCTAGTGCGTAAATTGCGCCCATCCATGTATTGTTCTGGTAGCACATTCATTGTCACATCAAATACAGCGTCTACCTTAGAACCTGCTGTGCTGATAAAAGTTATTTCAGGTGCTGTTCTTGTTTTACTTACTATTGCAGGGAATCCTGGTGCACTATCATCAATATATCCACTTGCAACATAGTCATCTTCTACATATGCACTTGCATGTGTAGTTATTTGCATTTGCAATACCTTAGATACTGTTCTTGGCATTGCAATTTGTCTAGCACTGCTAGACCCATTTAGTGTAGTGCTGTTAACATCATATTGAATTATTTCAAATCTGTTGCCACTTGCACTCCATTCAAAAGTTGAAATTTCAGGTAATCCTTCTGATGTAGGTGTCATTGTAATTTCTATTATTACAAATCTTGCATAGATAGCATCTATGTCTGTTTGATCTACTGTGTAAGACTGTGTGCTTTCTTCTCCTGCAAAATCACCAGTAGTAGAGTAATAAACTGTAAAACTTGGTGTGCCTACACATTCTATTGTCCAAACTAGATTAATCCATGCCGCTTCACCTAGATCAACTGGCACTGTTAGCCAATTAAAACTGCTAGGCGCTGTTTGCCAACTTTTCCAATCATCCCAAGTTTGTATTTCATTGTCACCAGCACTGTCACCTGCACCTATGTCTGCCCAAGTTCCTGTGTTAGGTCCTACAATCTTTTCATTTAATCCGTCAAATAATCCTGTTGGTGTTGGTAATGCCATGTTCTACTCCAATGCAGGCGATGTTGACGCCGCTATGTTGCTGTAATTACTTCTATAATTGTATTTGGTGTTGGCAATAGTAATTGCTGTTATTGCCTGATTCAAATTCTTTTCTAAGGCAGAATTATAAGGATTAAATGTGCTCAATTCAACTTGTTGTGGACGGAATCCTAGCAATAGATCTCGTTGACTGTCTAGACCACTGTTCATCCTACCTCCTGTTAATAACCATCCTTCGCTAGCCTCTCCTGAACCATCTACAGCGACTACTAAAAATTGATCTGTGCCTAATGGTCCTGCACCATTAACATTATTTTCTGCAAAAGCATTACGCAAGTTCAAACTACCGCCTATTACATAATTGTAATTGTATTCTTGAAAATGCAAAGGAGGACGAAGGAAAACAGTAGTATTTGCACTTGGGTTTACACTTGTAATATCTATTTTTTCCCAACGGCCTACACCATAAAAATTAGCCTGTGCTGTAATTGAAAAACTTGCCGCCGCAGGATCATAAGTTCTTCTGTAAATGTTAAGTTGTGTAAAACCTGATATAGCACGATGATCAAAAGTTAATTTATAATAATGATTTTGGTAGAAATTGTTTTTTACTGCAAGTAATTTCCATTCTACAATATCAACAATTGGTGTTGGTGGAGCAGGGAATGCCGCATCAATTGTTTTAAGTGCAAGACTGGTTTTCATGTCAACAAAATTAAAACTCTGCAACCAATTGCCTGTTGAAGGGTAATCATCTCTTGTTTGTGCTCTATGCACATAGCCTGTGCCAAATAGACTTTCTGTTGAATCGCTTCTTGCACCTGCGTTTGCATATAATGGTGTTAGAACAAATTCATACTGCTGATCAAAATCTATTTCTAATTCTATTAGTTGTAGTCCACTTAGACTGCTAATACCTGTGCTGGTGCTGGTAAATGTTTCAAAGTCTGGATCTGCACCTGGTATAACTTTTCTATAGCGTATGTTTACACCACGCCAATCTGCTAACACACTTGCTTCAGGTGGTTTAACATAAAACCGTATTGCTTTGTTGCCACTTAATGTTGAAGTTATTTGGTTTAGTGCAATAGTCATTGAACTTGCCGCACTAGGAACACTAGGATCTGCTACTTCTAGATCAAAATCAGTTGCTTTTTCTCTTATGTTAAGAACTTCTGTAAACGGATCAAAATCATACAAACCTGTGGCACTATATTCTGTTCTTGCACCCATGATACGAATTTGTTCGCTAGATTCCTGTCCTGTGTCATAGCGTAAACGGAATACAAAGTCATATTTCTGTTGCACACTTGTAGGTATGCTAGGATAACTTGGTGAACCTATGTCAGCGTCTAGTGTAAATGTTTGTGTTGTGCCTGGCACATAGTTGCCTGGAAATAGATAGGTATTTTTGGTCCATGCACTACCAGCAGAATTTCTATAGTAGAAATTTACACCATTCACACGCCAATTAACAGGTTGATTGTTGATGTCTTGTGTTATTGAAACTTCTATTTCTTTTGGATCTCTAGGATTACCGCCAGTCAACAGTGTTTGTGCATTTATTACACTAATTTTATTGTTGGTTGCTGTGACTTGTTCACCTGGATCTGCGGGCCAACCTGTTGATGCTTGTTCAACATAGTCTCTAGGATCTTCAATGGTGACTGCACCACTTGTGTTAAGAATAATTTTGTTTACTCTAGTAGACAATTCATTGGTTGTGTATTTTACTCTTGAAATAACCTGATATGGTGTTCTGCCTTTCAATAGTGGACCTAAACGGAATGTAAACTGTTGGTTTGCACCTGGTTTAGTTGTGACAACCATTTGTTGGTATACTGTTTCACTTGCAATATTGCGTTTGTAGTAGATTAACAGTTCTTTGTAATCTGCACGATTTGGTTGCACGCCTTTGATAGTTGCATACACTAAATCGCCTTCAACTGAGTATTTTACTTCTATAAATTCTACAAAATCATCAAATGTCACAACAGGAGGTGCTGGATCTACAGGATCATCGTTGTCTCCTGGACCTTCTGGTGGCGGATCACTAGGTGGTGGTGTCACATCATCATCAGGTGGATCTTCTATCACAGGTGGATCCTGTATAGGTGGATCTGGGTCTGGTGTTGGTTGTGCAACAGTTTCTTCTACAGCCAAACAGTTGTCTATTCTTGCTGTTAAACTACCTGCACTTGGAGGATTGATTACTTTCAAATCATATGGTGAATTATTTTCATCCATTCCTGTAAGTGTTTCAAATGTTAATTCTGTAGAACTTATAAAATTAACTTGACTACCTCCTGCACTGTCAGGTGTGTATATCGTGCCATCATTACCAATCCATTGTGCTGTAATACCATCTACAAAATTTAGTCCACTAACTGTCACAGTAGTATATCCCGCACTGTCTGTGATAAATGGTGATATGCTTCTAATGGTAGGTGGTTGATGTAAAACAACACTGCCTCCTCCAGTTGGTGGCACTAATCCTATAGGTGGTGATAAACTTAAATCTGTAGGATATTCAATAGTTGCACCCACAGGCACATAAGGTGGTAAAACAATATCTTCTTCACCAACAGTTGTGTATGGATATAAATTGTCATCATTTCTAACACAACCTAAATCAACAGTCATGTCATTGTTGATACGAATTGACACAATACGCCAAGGTGTTGTGCCAAAGTTTAGTTTGAAACTTTGTATTCTTATACAATCACCAACTTCTAGTTCTAGGCCTTGTGAACTTACTGTAAGACTGCATGATTCTTGGAATCTTGATTTGTTGAACATAAGCCTTGCCATGTCTTTGGCAATAGCAAAGTTTGTAATTGTAGTAAATGCCGCATCTAGTTTGTTTTCTCTACCATCAATAGCAATGTAGGTTTGACGCTCTGCATCTGTCTCAGGATATATTACTGTGTCAGTTGTAAATTTCTTATCTGGGTTAACATAGGTGACTTGCACAACATTATATTTTGATGTTCTGTCTACAGCACTAAATGTCACAGGTCCTTGTATGTTGTCTTCATTAAAAGTTGCAACAATAGTTGCCGCACCACTTGTAATATCTGTAGGGTTGCCTGCGTCTTCTATTTTTAATTTATATTTGCCTTGAATAAAAGGCATGTAAGCTCTAAATCCACTTAGTAGTGCTTTGGTATTGTTGAATATAGTTTGTCCTGTGTCCAACACATAGTTGCAGGTTAAGATAGGACCAGTTATACCATTAACATAAGTGACTGTAGTTGCACATTTGTTTTTTGCAATCAACCAACTGTCAAAATCAATGTCGCTGTTTGCAAGTCCTTTACCATAGCGTGGATTACGCATGTAGTCTAGCAATATGTCTGCAGGGTTTGTAGAATATTCTTCTGTTTCTGAATCATATGCTGTGCTACCAGTTGACGCTGTAATTTTATGCACCTTCTTACCAAGCATGCCTACTTTAATTCTAGGAATGTTGCCTGAAAAAGGATTGTTATCTGCGTCTTCTTGTGTTTCTATTTTCTTCCATTCATAGCGAGCAAATAAAACACTCACACCGTTGTAGATATTGGTAGTCTTCCAACTAGGTGCTTCACTTAGTATGCTCCATGTTCCAACAGGACTACTACTTGGTGTGCTAAAATATTTTCCATGACTGAATTGTAGTTTTACTCTACCATTGTATTTGCCATAGTCAATGTCAACTGTTTGTCCATTGTTTAATTTTCTGACAGTTTCACCTTTTAGTTTATGATCGTCTATGTAGATGTCATACAAACCTTCAACAGGACCTTCTGACAGTGCATATGCTACCCAAAGATATTGGTTGTTGTCTGAACCTGTTTCTGCATAGGTTATTGTGCCACCTACTTGTCTAAAACCATACACAACAGGAATATGAACATTTGATCCTGCCTGTGTTAAAGTGACACCTTGTTCTCTTTGTGCGGCTTGATCCCCAGTGGGCATGTCAGGCACATCAAAGATGCTTAGGAAAGGTTGTGCAACAAAGTTAATGACACTAGAAACAACATCAACAACTGCCTTTACGACACCTGTGACTACTTTTACAACACCTTTTACAACTCCTGATATTGCGTTTCCAATGCTCTTAACAATATTAGACATATTCTAGTTCCTTGCTCATAAAACAGCTTTCATCAAATCCTAGATGATTGTAAACTTTTTTTGTTCTTTCAGGATTAATGCCAATGTCACCACCTGTGATTTTTTGTGCACCAAACATCCTTGCCCATTCTTCTACATTCTTAAGAAGCATTTTGAAGTTGTCCATGTTTCTATGACTTTCTAATATAAAAATCATTTCAATGTGTGCATAGTGTATTTCTTTGTTCCAGGGTGCTTGTGTGATACAAGCTGAAACAAATCCTACAGGACGCATATTGTCATATAGATTGAACCATACATATTCAGGATGTATATTTCTTGCTCTGATGCTTTCTATTACTGAATTCTCATCAAACTCATCACCTAGTTCTTCATTGAACTTATGTGCTTCGCCTGCATAATAACGAAACAGTGTAATAGTTGCATTCAATTCTTCTGTTTGCATTTTCCTACAAATCATTAGCTATCTCTTCCCCATAAAAATTCTGTGTTTCCTACAAAGCCTGCTTTTTCAAATGCTGTGTCATATTTTTCGCCTTGGAATAACCAATTGCTCCAATCAGCTGTTTTTCTTCCTGCACGGCGTTCAAAGTCTGCAAACACACTTGACACATCTACTGTAATTGCACAGGTGCTGTCTGTTTCTTGTATGTTAACATTGAATATTTCACCTTTGAACATTAGTATGCTAGGTGTAGCACCTGCTGAATCAGTGCCTATAATTTCGTGTGTTGTTAGATCTAAAAATACTTTGTGAACAACAACAGTAGATCCTTCTGGTTCTTGTCCTACAAACTTGTCAATGTATCCTGCAGGTAATCCACTTAGATTGATTGTAAATTTACCTACCCTTACATCAAAGTCTTCATTGATTGGTGTATAACCTAAGAATTGTCCTTGTGCTGAATATGTGTTTGTGCCTGCGTCAGGTGCTGTGTCTGAGTCAAAATCAATGTCAATTGCACCACTTGCAAGATAGAGTGCACCACCTGACAGATGTATTTCAATCAAGTCAACTGCAAATTGATGATCTCTATAATATTCATCACGCAAATATTCTTCTGTGTAAAAAGGTTTCACCTACCAAGTCTCCCTCATTGACACAGTTGCCGTTGCCAGTCCTCCAATACCAACTTCATACTGTTGCACATTGTTTAGATTGATTACTGTAAATGGCACTGCTGTAATTGTAAGTGTTTCTCCACTACCTACATTGCTAACTAATGCACCTGCAAAATTAAGAGTTGCTTCGCCACTACCGTTTGATGTCACTGCGGCTATGCTTTGATATACTTTAGAGTGTCCACTAAATTTAAAAAAGTCTCCTGCGTTTAGCACAGGTTGTGTTGCACCACAATTTGTAAGAAGAACACTTTTGACACCTTTTACATAACTTGTAGATGTTTGTGGTGTGCTAGCCGTTTGCGCCGCTAGACTTGTATAACTGATTTCAGGCAATACTATTTCAAAGCTCAATTGACTTCCATATGTCTGTGCAATATAACCTTGCACTGTTGCTAGATCACTAGGTGATATAGTAGGATACTTTACATCAAATTCATAAAATTGATGTCCATACCCTGTGCGTCTGCTTTTGCCACTGAATGTAGTAGTAGCAATAGTTGGTGTGTTGACTTTGAAGTTTACTGCGTTAAAACTTGGTGTAGTTGGGTATTGTGTTGCTATGTCAGCCATTAGAATCTACTCCTTTGACCTGTTTCTAAAACAGCGTCTCTTATTACTTGTTGAATTACTCCTCTACGGTTTAATAACATTTCGTCAAAACTTGTTGTGTCCATTGCATTGATTGTAAAGTTTACATTTACAACTTTGTCACTACCAATGTCACTGTTTTTTGTCACAGTGCCTGAGCTGGCAGGTGTGAATATCTCTGGTCCTGCTTCACCTACTAGATAGCTTTCGCCTTCCATAACAGATCCACCAAATCTTCTACCTGAATATGATTGGCTTCTAATTGCGGCAACATTTGCCAAACCTGCGGCAACAGCAACAGCGGCACCTATGAAACCAAAGGGTGGTGGATATGTAGCAAGAGCAAGTGTTGCGGCTTGATATGTAGCCATGATAGCTTCTGCTATGCGTAGTGCTTTACTTGCTTCAAATGCCTGTTTGTTGTATCTACCTAATTGTTCTAATGCACTGCCAGCTTGTCCTATAGCCCATTGATATTTTTCTGTTTCTGATTTCTTTTCAAATTCAATTCTATCTCTAACAATGCGTTCAACTCTTTCTTCGTTGCCTATTTTTTGAAGCACAGCTTTTTGTTCTTCACTAATTTTAAAAGAGTATAGACCTTTGAGAGCTTCGCCTTCTCTTACTTGATTACGAATTGCATTTTCAACTGCTCTTTTTTGTAATTGTGCTTTTTCAACTTGAAATTGTCTTTCTAAATCTAACAGATATTGTTTGTGTTGCTTTTCACTAATTTCTCTATTTTTTAGATCATTATCAAGCACTTGTTTAGCTAAGTCTAAACTTTCTTCTAATTCTCTTAAATCTGCTTCTACTGGTAAAGCTCTAGCTTGGAATTCTAATCCTTTACCTAATGCTTCTACAAATTTCTTTCTGCGTTTTTCTTGTTCTTCCAGCTCTGCTGTTTGTCTTATAAGTAATCCTAATTTTTCTTTTTCATCATCTAGTAATTCTCTACCTAATTTTCGCTCAGTTTCTTTTATTAGGCGTATTTCTTCTTGTTCAATCTTAGATAGTTGGCTTACTCTTAGTTCTTCTTGTTTGTCAGCAAGTATATCTGCAAATGCATCTGCTTGAGCCTGTGCGGCTGATGCTGTTGCTTCTGCGGCTTTTTCTACCATTTGTTGTGCCGCCGCTGTTTCGTCAACTGATTGTGTAATTTCTTTTGATCTAACTTTTATGTCATCAAATTGTTCGTTAACTTTGCCAGAGATATCTGAGAAATCTTCAATTGCACCTACTACAGGACCAGCAATGTTATCTCCTAATTCTCTTGCTTGATTAACAAGATCCTCCATGACACTTTCATCACCAATAAGACCCATCTTTTCTGCAAGACTACTTAGAGCACCTGTAAAATATTCTATACCACCTATAACAAGTGCAATACCACCTATGAGAGGATGGCGTAAAGCAAGACTTGCTGTTCTTATCAATCCTTTAGCAAGGAATCCTAAAGCCGCTACAGCACCCACAGCAACAGCTTTTGTAAATGCCGCCATAGCTGTTGCCGCACCTATTGCCCACCTAGCAAAACTTATACCAATTACAATAGCTAGAGCTTTACCTAAAATTTCAATGTTGTTAGCAAGGAATACTGCCGCTTCTTTAGCATATAAAAATGCTTTGGTAAGAGCATCACCAATTCTTTCAACTGCTTGATCATTTTTTGTTATTAAATCTGTAAATTGTGTTAGAGAGTCTGCAATAGCAAGTCCCAGACCACCTTCACCTAATGCCGCCGCTGTTTCAAATATTGCACCACGGAAGTTTGACATTGCAAGTGTTAGTGGACCAATTGTGACTTCACCAAATCTACCACCTTCTTCACCAAGTGCTTTTAGTTGTTCAACTAGATCTTTTGTTGATGTAGCAACAGCAACTTGATCTTCACCAATCTTTGCTGTAAATTTGCCATTTTCAGTAGATACTTTAATACCAAACTCTTTCAATCTTTCAAATTCACCAGTAAGTGCATCAGCTACTGCTTCACCTAATTGTGTAATTGATTTTGAGTTTGCCGCGGCAATGTTTGAAAATGCTCGCATACTTTCATTTGATGTATCTAAACCAAATCTATTGAATATAACAAATGCTTCTGTTAGTTGGTTAACATCTTGTGGTAGTGTTCTTGCAAGTTTAGATAGTCTTTGTAATTCAGCATTGGCAAGTTCTTGACTGCCTAGATAAGTTGTTAGCTGTGTTCTAAAACCTTCCATTGCTTGTGTAGCATCTAGTATGCCACTTATGCCTCTGGATGTCACAAAACCAGCAAATGCTGTTGTTGCAAGTGTTAATGCGCCACTAATTCTACCAGCGGCTCTGTTTATCCCGTCAAGTGCTCGCTCACTACGCTTTGCACTTCTATTGAGACGCCCAAGTCCTCTTTCAACCTGTCTAAGAGATCGTAAAAAGGGATTAGCATCACCCTGTATTTGAATTGTCGCTTGCGCCACTATCGTCTCCTTGCTTTAGCTTGGTTCATTGCCTGTTTATGTTCTTCTGCTTCCATTTTGTAGAAAGCCGCCCAAGCAACAAATTCAGCGTTTGACATCTTCATAATGTCTTTTACTGAGGACCCCAAATCTTTGGCTAATCTAAACATAAACTTCAGATCCAGGTCCTGTTTTAGTTTTTTTCTGCATTCTCCAATGTTTCATCAGCTGATACAGCATTCATTTCGCCACACACTCTGATTAAAACTTGTGGATCTGCTTCTGCCATAAAAGTAGCCTTGTCTATTTTCTTAAACATCTTTGTGCCGTCTTCGTTTCTTGCCTTGATAATAAGTGTTTCAACAAGTGCTTCAATTGTTTTGCCTTTTTGTGCAAGTTCAATCATTACAGATTCTTCTTGCAGGGTATTTGTGCCTTTATAGTAGATATCCATGTCCCATTCTTTGACATGAAGTTTGTGCAATTCCCCACTAATTTTAGATCTAAAGTGGGCTGTGATCTTATCTATTGGTTTTGTCATTTGTATTTCCTTTTTACTGCCCTTAGGGTAGGTTGTAGTATACCCTTTGGTGCTTGTTTAGAATAGCCCTCTTCTAATCGTCCAATATATGGAACTTTGTTTTCAATAGTGAATCCTTGGCGTGATTTTCTGTTGTCCCAATTGCGTCTTGCCCTACCAGTTTTAATTGGTGTTTTTGTGACAGCAATTTGTTGGATATCATCTGCTATTGATTGCATTTCAGTTTGTGCAATCATTTGCAAATCATCAACAGCATTTTTCACACCAAGGACTCTAATTTTCATAGCAATTAAGATGCAGAGAATGTAGCTCCGCCACTTCCTTGATAAGAAATAGTTGCTTCAACCATGCCGTCCATGCTTGAATTTACACTGAATCCTGTGACAATAATTTCACCTGCGAATTTGTGTGAAGTGTTGTCTAGATACAGTTCAATTGAGTATGGACTTGTGCCAACATTCTGTAGTGTTGGATTCAATCCAATGATTTCTCCACTACCATCTGTTGGGAATTCTGCTTCATCAAAATAGATGTCTGCAGAACCTGAGAATGAACTCAAACCTTTTAGATAGGTTCTTGTGTCATTTGTCATAGTTGTTGTCTCAATGGTATCACTTGTGATATCCAAAGTGAAAGTTCTCACGGCGGCGATAGCTGTTGGTGATCCACCATCATCATCTATCTTGAGAACGCCGTTATTACCAGTTAATATAGCCATATTAGTCTCCTTGTTCTATAGCGTTTTCAACGGACGCTTCAATTGCGGCGGGCGTCTCATCCACCGTTTCACTTTCATCATTGTCAATGACTTCAGTAAATTCTTTTTTTGCCTTTTTAGTTGGTTTGAGTGCGGCACGCACAGGAGATGCAGGCGTGTCTACCTCTTCCCAACCTTTTGTTTTGTAGAACGGCACTAGATCTTCATTGTAAACATCTTTTGTGCTGTTCCCTTTTTTCATTACAATCATTTGTTTCTCCTATGCTGTCCCTCTGGTGAAATAATAAGTTATTTCATATGTCATAGTAAACTCCGCCAAAGGTGACAATCTTTCCACAATATCTACTGATACGATTTGTGAATTCTGGACAACGCTGGTTTCTTTGCCTCTATATCTGTCAGCGTCTAATTTTTCTTCTATTGCTTCTATTAGTTCATTGCGTTTTTTGTCAAGTTCTGTGCCTCTTACAAAGCCTCTCAATAGGTATTGTATTGTGCCACGACGAACACCTGCTGTGTGCATTGTTTCTGTGTCTCTTGACTCTGCACCAGTTTGAACTAATATTGCTGGAAATTGTGTTATTGCTAATTTTTCAACTTCAAAAGGTTCTCTAGTCACTAACACAGGACGAGGATACCTTATGTCTTGTAGTATTTCTACAATTGAATCTGCTAAATCGTTGCGAATACTTGCCATTGCCTACCTCTTAAGGCGTAGGAAATGTGTCGCTTGTCTTTCATCGTCTTGAACTGTTCCTGATGAATCCATGTCGTATTCTACACCGTCTCTTAAAACTAAATCAAATTCACGCTCATATTCTGTTCTATAGAACTCCATCTTTCTTTCAAAGACATCTAAGTCTGGTTCAAAGCGTGATAGTTTAGGATAGATATGAAACCCTAGTGCATGGTATACACAAGCTCTTGTCAATTGACTTGCTGTGTATAAATCTTCATCTGGTTCTTGCTCGCCACCAGTCAAGAATTTGACATCGTATAATCCAATCATTTGAGTGGGCCACCACTTGATTCTCAAGTCGCGGAATACATCATTCTGTGCTTTGGTGAGTTCAGCATCAAAGTCTGCGATGCCGTAATTTAGTATATCTGGTTCGTATTCAGTAACATCAGATATTGTTGCGAGTGTTATAGCCATGAGTCCTGCTCCAATTTCTGGTAGAGTCCTTCTCTATCCAGTAGTATTTATATGATATAAAGAAATAGGGCATCAAAGACGCCCTATTCCATGTTCTTAGATAATCAATATTAGATTACTGCTGTTGCGTCTGATTGAATTGCAACACCGTATTGATCAAATAGTTCGCTTGTTCCGTAAGCCATAGAACCTACGATTTCAAGTGAACGCTTAGATGCATTACGCTCTGTTTCAATTCTCATTGCTCTCTTAACCATGTAGCCAAGAGCATCCTGAGTCATTACAGCACCAAAGTATGATCCTGCACTGTCAGAACCGCTTACTACAGTAGATTCAAAGATATCTACACCAGCTATTCTACCAATGAAACCATCTCTTAATGCTGAATTACCTACATCACTAAGTGCGTGTGACATAGTTGCACCATTGTTAGTCAATTGTTTCTTAATATCAAATGCTTGGTATGGATGTAGCACACAAACATATGCACCGTTTTGGTTTGCTTTGTTTGCTCTTAGTGTAGCCGCCGCTTTGAAGATATCTTCAACAGTCACAGCCGCACCTGATTTGTCAACAACATTAGAAAAACCTGAGAATAGGCCTGCTAGATCTGTGTCAACTTTTTCAGCCATAGCTGCACCAATTTGGCGTCCAATAGCCGCTGCAACATCGTCAGTTGCAGACTCAGCCGCTAAATCAGTTAATTCAACCATTACACCAACTTCACTTGCTGTGATAGTTTTTGATGTAGTGTTGAATGCTGTGTTAGTTAGGTCTGTGCCATCAGCTACACCAGCTGCTGCTACTGCTGGATAGATTGGAACCTGTGCTGTTAAGCCAGGTGTTCCGCTCATGTCGTAATTTCTTACTAATGGACGGATAACAGTTTGTTCGTTAAGTGTGAATAATGCAGATTGCACGATGTTAGCATACAGTTCTGACAACACACTTGAAGTTGCTTCATTTGCCATGTTATGTCTCCTTTATTATAGCAATTATAGCCTCACACCTTTTGCTCTCATTATCTCACGATATTGATCGCGGTGTGCCGCATTGTTCATATCTAATTTAGATATGTCGTTGTCTACCACAGGAGCTTGTTTACCTACACCTTGTCCAGTTCCAGAACCTGTTGGTCCAGCTGATACAAAATGTGGATTCTCTGCAAGAAATGTTTTTACCAAGTTGTTAGGTGTTAATGGATTTCCATTATCATCATAACGCACTTGTCCGTTTGTGTCTACAACATCAACTCCACCTGCTTCATTTAGACGAACTTGACTTTTTAACAAAGCCACAACCTGTTGAGGATTGATTGCTTTGTTTGCACTGGCTTCGTTTAAGAGTGTGCCATCAACCTTGATTGAGTGTAGTTCAGTTTGATACTGGTTAATTTTAGAATTAAACTTTTCAGCTTGTTCCTTCAATAACTTCTCATACTCACCACGCTGTTCAAGATCCTGTTGGCGCTGTGCCTCTTGTTTCTCTACCAGTTCGTTGTATAGATCCAAGTCAACATTTGAATATTTCTTTTCAAATTTTGCCTTTTCTCTTTGAACCCTTTCTGCCACTATGCGATTAACTTCGTCTTGTGATAGAAGGTTTTCTTGCTTCGTTTCCTGTGTCGTTGCCTGCTTTTCATTAGGAGCTACAGTTTGCTCCGTATCGTTTACCGCTGTTTCTGCGTCCATAAAATTTACCTCTTTCCTTTGAGTTGAGTTCTACTCCCTGCCCTCTTAGACAGTATATGTTTATTTATAATACATAGCATAGATTCGCACATAAATGGCGATTAAATGCTACTTCTTCTTGCGTCCACCACGCATAGAATTTTTCTTCTTTTTCTTACCACCGCGTTTTGCCATGATACCCTCCTTTATTCATCATCCTCGTCAATGCCAGCCCATGAAGGATGTTCCCAATAACCATAGGCTTGTGTTTTACTTTGTTCAAGGATTTCTTTGCGTCTTTTACGACACAAATGCCATAGTTCAAGCAGATTGTTTCTTGCTCTTACACCTGCTCGCTTTGAATGTTTGGTTTCAAATCTGTGTATGTTGTCGTTATACTCTGTCAGCACTTCTCTAATTCTAGCTTCAGTGCCTTCAATATAGTATGGCGTATCTGCAACATATCTACCCATCAGTTGACCCAAAAAGTGTTGCTAACTCAGGATGTAATTCTAGTATTTGTTCATTGGTATAACCTTGCGATACCATGTCACGCATATGTTGAACTAGATCTTGAGTGTTGTTGATAGGTGTATGCACCATATCTGTTTGCAATGCCCCCACGCTCTGCTCTGCTTCATAAGGTTCTTCAAAAATTGTTTCATAGATTCTAGCATCAATTTCTCTTACAATGTTAGGATCTGTAATGGCACTGTCTTTGGCCATTTTTAACATTTGAATATCATTAACCTTGTCTTGTATTGAAAAACTTCTTGGATATTCTACTGTGCCTTGCCACACTTCACCTTGATACATTGCCCAACAACGCCAAATTTGTTCTTCAGCATGTTCTAGGTTCATTGCAAAGTCTGCGAGTTTTGCATTTAGCATTTGGAATTCAGTTTGTAAACCAATACCTGATAATCTTCTACTTTCAATTGAACGGATACCACCTAAGCAAGCCATTCTGTCTATGCTTTCAACTTTTCTTTCTAGTGTTTGTAGCACACTTTCAATACTTGCTCCATCTGGTTGTAATAGATAAGGTTTCAATCCTGGATCCATACCTTGTGGTAATTGCACAATAGATCCTGCACCTGCACTTGCTTCTGTGTCAACAGTTTTTACAAGTGAAGGGTGATTTGTTAATCTTACAATCTGTTCAATCTCAGAATTAAATTCATACAATTCTTTTTGTATGTCAGCGATGTCACCCATTGGTGAAATGCCTATGCCTCTGATATTGCTTCTTTGTGCATACACACATACGGCAGGAACTTTGCCAAGTGTGTTGGGCATTGAATATTCTAAATCACCAATTTTTTTATCACCATCAATCATGTAAACATTGATTTCATCTGGTGTGTATTCTCTCACATACTGTTTGTCATCAATAATTTCTTCTTTGACTTTTAAGTATGTTAGAGTGTAAGCACCATTTGCACTTCTTTGGTATTTCCAATCCATTACATTGTCTGGTGTAAAGATTGACACATAAGGACGAATACCTTGTGCTAGTTCTTCTGCTCTGGTGTTAACCTGTGTGTTGGGTTTGTCAATTATAACCCAGCAATTTCCGTATACCATTGTGTATGCACTTAGGTCTCTCATAAATGCATCATAACTTCTACCATCTAGATCCGCATCATCTAAAAATGCATCTAGTGCTGGTCCATTTAGACTTCCATAATCTCTTTTTACATCTCTGCGATATAAGAAACTGTTGTAGATACCTGTGATTGATTTTACATGATTATCTACAGCAACCATTCTCAATCTTTTTTCGTAGTCTTCTCTGCTTTCATAATAGTAAGGCTCTAAGTAGCGTCCCATGAAGAAGTCATATCCTCCATTGAAGCTATCGCCTAAAAAAGTCCAACGATTTAAATAAAATTTGTATGCATCATGTGCTTGTAAAATATACTGCACATTGTTGCGACTGTCACCTTTAACTATCCTATCTCTTATGTAGGGCATTAGTTCCATCTCCTTGTGTTGTTATTACCAGTGAATGCCCAACGCTGTGGTGTAGAGGATTCATAGTCAGTTCTAAGTGGGAATAAGAAATCAATCAAATATCCTACTGCGTCTGCCATATGATCCAACTCTCCGTCTTTTTCAATTACGGATGTTCCTGGTTTGTATACCATTCTTTCTAAGCTGTTTATAATCTGTTTGCATTTGGGATCAATAAACATGGTTCTTTGTTCGTTTGTGTTTTTGAGTTTTGCATTTACAGAGTTAACTCTATCTCTAATTGGTGTGTGTGCATTACGCACCTGAACACCAAATCCTGCATTCTGCAAAATTGAAATATCAGTTCGCCCTCCAGCTGATGTTTTTCTTTGGCGTCCTGCAGGATCTGGATACATTATAATTCTTGATTGTGGATATCTTCTTTTTAATTCATCACAAACTTCATCAGTGTTTGATCCTCTCATACATATTTCATCTACAAAATAAACTGTGTTGCCTTCAATAACTGATATTGCAACACTCATTGGGTCCACATTGAAGTCAATGCCGCAATGTATTTCTCTCATAGGCATACCATTGCAAGGCACTACAGTGTGTTCTCTATCAAAGTTATAATAGACAACTCCTGAGTATGTGTTGAATGTTGCCAAATATTCTTGTTCAAATGTTCTTTGGTCCATGTCACGCTTTGCGGCTTCTATTTCTGATTCAGGAACTTGTTCTCCATCTATTGTTCTATATGTAAAACTATCCCAATCATCAGTTGACTGTGCCATTGAATACATTTCATGACTAAAACTACCTACGCCTCTTGGTGTGCCTAAAAACAAAGCACTGCCATTTTTGTCAGATAGTGTAGGGCGAAGTATTTCTGTCCAGGCCCTTGGATCTGTGTCTTGGAACTCGTCCATAACTAGAAAGTCTAGGCCCACACCTCTTAGTGAGTCTGGTGAGTCTGCACCTTTTAAACATATCTTTGATCCGTTTTTCAATCTCATAGTTAATTCTGCTTCGTTTGTTTGTTCTACCCAACGCAAATCTTTGAGTCTGCCTTTGAGTTGATCCCAAACAATACCTTTTGCCATTCTATAGCTTGGTGCAACATACCACACAAGACTATTTTGTTTAGCGGCACTAAATCTAGCAAGTTCACGCATTGCCACATGTGTTTTGCCAAAACGGCGTCCAGTGACTGCTACTCTAAAACGCTTGTCACTTTCACATATGTTTTTTTGTGCTTCACTCAATGCCAATTAGTCCTCCCAAGGCAATGGTGCCTTTGCATCTCCATCTTCAGGCGTATCACGCATTCCAAGATATTGTTTTGACAAGAAGATTTGTAGCCTAGAGTCTCCATTCATTGCCTTTTCATACATTGCTCGCCTTAGTGATTGTCTGCCTTCTTGTTTGCCTTGTTCTAATATTTTTGAAAATCTTCTGCGTAGTGTGTCTACGCTTACGCCAACTACTTCTGCAATTTCTTGATCTGAACACTGAATACACGCCAAACGAAATACCAAATCTCTGTCAACGGTTTTGTATTTCTTGTTCGTCTTTCTTGGTTCTTGTTCTGTCATTATAGTTGTCTCTCTACTACTTTGATTCTAAAATTTCTAGAATCTTGTTTTGAATTGTCTGTGACAATTCTAAATTCAACATTGTAGATATTACCTGCTGTGCCACCGCTGATATATGCTGTAGCAATATAACTGGTATTGGTTGTTGAATCTATTGTTAATGGAGCCGCATCTCCTGATATAGTCTCTGCTGTGACACTGACTGTGCTAATCTGTTCACCTGTTGGCATCCAATTTTGCCAATCCAAACTATAGTCAAGCACGGCATAAGGATCTTTTTCAATAAAAGCGCCTGCTCTATCTTGTTGAAATCCTGTTAATGATTGTGCATCAGCCATTATCCTTGTCTCCTATCTAGTGGATTACCAGCAACTTCAACCAGTTCAAGTGGTTGCACTTCAACTGTTCTTGTTTCTGATTTAACATTTATATTTCTATCTTCTTCTGTTATGATATTTATGCGTGTTTCTGTTTTAGTGTTGTAAATCCGTGATTCTGGAACAATTTGTAGTAGTCTTGACTCTACATCTACTGGATATACCCTAAACGGATCAATATTGAATATTGTTAGAGCACTTACTGTTGTTGCAAATGCTTGTATATCTATTATACCACCAAACAGTATGCCACCTTTGAAATTACTGTCAAACACACCATCAAGTGTTTCAACTGCTCTTGCTGTTTTCACAGCGGTTATATCAAGTGTGCCTGCACTTGCTATAATACTAATTCCGTCACCAACAGCGTCTGCATCTGCTGTAATTGTAAATGAGCTTGATAGTTGTGCTTCAAACGGACGAGTTCTACTTGGTGTAGATTGAAGATCAAACACACCTGCTTTAATAGCAACACCATCTGCAATAGTATCTGCGTCTGCTGTGACTGCAAATTCACCACCTATTGCTTCAGGATAACCTGCAACTTGGAATATACCACTTACTTCAACTGTTGCATTACTGCTGACGTCAATAACAGCATCACCTTGTAGTTGAGCTGTTACATCTACTGTTGCATTTGAACTTATACTTGCTTGTGCTTCAAAATTACTTGTGCCTGTGACTGCTACTGTTGCTATTGCCGCAGGAGCAATTTCTGCTACTGCTGTGACATCGCCATCTGCTGTAAGTGTAAATTGACTGCTTGCACTAGATTGACCATTTACAAAGGCATTTGCTTCAACAAATACCATTGGACCCCACACATAATCTTGTGGGTTATCCCAACTTACGTCATCTTGCCATAAAATGTCGCTTTGGAAAGCATTGATTGTTCCAACTACTGCGTTTACAGTTTTTACTGCTGTGACATCTGTGGTTGCACTTGTAGATATAGTGCCTCCTGGTGAGACAGTTGCGTTTGCACTTACACTTGAATCAAATGCACTTATAGTTGTTACATCTGCAACAACTGTTTTGACTGCTGTAATAGTTGCACTGATAACAGTTGATATACTGCTATCTGTGTCAGTTGTTTTTACTGCATCTGTAGAAACAGCAAATGAAGATGAAGAGGTTCCTATAGCATCAGCAATAACATCTGCATCTATTGACGCAGAAAATGCTGAATCTATTGTTGATGAGCTATCTTTTAAGAATCCACCCTTGGCAACTACAGTTGCTTGAGCAGATACATTTGCGGCACCTTGTATTGCATCATTAATGTAGCCACTTGCAACATATAAGTCGCTGTCAGTGCCTACAAATCCTGATTCTACATAGCCGCTGTCAAGATAATCATCATTCAGTATTACATACTGGGCCATAGGAACTGTCTCCTATTATGCCAATGTGACTGTCAAATTGCCTGCTGTAATCTGAAATGTATCGCCGTCTTCAATAGTTTTAGAAGTTGTTAGAGCGCCATAAAACAAAATATTGCCTGCTGTTGATGCATCTAGTATAGCAATATGCGTAATTGTGCCCCAGTTTCCTCCACTTGCAGGATCAAATGTAATGTTGCCTGAAGTTGTTATACTTCCTCCTGATGCGGCTGAAAATGTTGCGGCTTTGCGAGCATATGCAAACCCAGATACTTCGTTTGTTAGCGTTCCTTCTTCTAAAAGGTCCGTGTTTTGACCTGCACTGTCACCTTCTGTAAACAATCCTACATAGACTGTGGTTGGTGAAGTGAAAGCGGTATTTCTGAGAACATGGTCTAATAATTTGTCCTCTAAATAATCACTTGCTTGACTCATAAGAGATCTCCTTTGTATAATTTGTTAATCGCGATGTTAATATTTATTAGTTTTGTCAAAATGCTTATGTAATTCGCCTTATTTTGATAGTTGCGGTGCCGCTTACAGTGGTTTGTCCTGTAATGACGCATTCCATCATAAAACCTAAAGCTCTTCTTCCTCCTGGAATACTAGGTAATAGATCATCTAATCTGCTGTTAACTTCTACTATCTTTTTTGTGCCCACACTGTCTGGATACGATGTATCTATGACATCATTTGTAGCAGAAAATATGTTTATGCGAGGGGTGAGGAATACATTTGTATTGAATAAATCATCTGAATCATAATAAACTATACCTGCTTGGCAGGTTGCGCTATTTGTTGCACTACCGCTTATACTAAAACTGGTTATATTGGTAAGTTCTATTTCATATTGTGCAATTCCGTTCCAGGTAAAATCGCTAACATGGTAATTGCTTGTTTCGTAAAACACATTGTGCAAACCAGTATTATTGTCCAGGGTCATCGTGCCAGGTTTTCTATCAATTATAGTTTCTGATAGTGTGCTAAATCCACCAGCTGTGTAAGTTGCTGTGGTTTGGTTTGTGCCTAACAGTGGATAGATAAGTGGCATCTGCGATCCTTAATTTGTGCTTAAATCAAGCACATAGCTTACAAGAAATGATGTGCCGTCAAATATCATTGTATAGACATTTGTGCTACTGTCTTCAAAAATTGGTGTTAAACCGCTTGGATATTTTACTGTGTAATTTTCAAAACTTAAACTATCTCCGCTACTTGCTGTGAATATAAGAATATAAGTTCCACCAGCAATTGGATTCTGTATGTGTATGATTGTGCTACCTGATGTTAAAGTTGCTTTTGCTGTTTGTGCTGTTGACACATCCCAGCTGATATCACCTGCACTGTCATATGAGAGAGTTTGTAAACCAAACACCTGTTGCTTGCTGTAGTTTCCCTGTGTTGCATACGGACCACTGGTGTCATAAAAATCTAAAATGTCATTTACATTGTTAATGTTTTTATTGATTTCAGCTCGCGCATCAGCAATACGATCCTGACCGCTGTCTGTGTATTGATTACTTGCTTTATCTGTTGGCCAAGTCATATTATCTCCTTATGCTGGTGGATGTTTTCCATTGTCGTCTATGAATACAGTTGAACCATCTGTTCCGTCCATGTGCAACAGTAGTAGTGTGTTAGCATCATTTTGGAATGGTGTGGTATCTGGTGTAAAACTTGCTGTGTATCTTGCTGTGTCGCTTACTCGCATTTCATCAAGATATCCATCAAACATATGACTGGTATTACCATTCCATCTTGCAATATAATCTATACCATCAAATCCAAAATCTGCGCCCATTGTTCCTGAACTTGAATAGAGTGTGGTAAGTTCTGTTCCATCAAAGAAATGTTTTATGGTTGCTCCATTCTTAACTATTGCCCAGTGATACCAAGTTCCTGTTGAAATGCTTGGTATAGTATAGTAAGTTTCATATAATGTTCCGCCACTATTCCTTATAACCAAATTACTTACATAGGTTCCACCTTGGTTAGCAATTGAAGCATATTCTGTGTTACTGTTACCTGCATATATCATTCTAAATGTGCCTGCACTTGGTAAAACATCTAAATTAATCCAACCTTCTATGGTAAAATCATCTGAATATGACATTGTTGCACCATATATACCAAGATAATCGCCTGTGCCATCAAACAGAGCACTTGCACCACCAAACTTACTTTCTGCTGTATCTATTTGTGCATCAGCTGAAGCACTTACACCAACCGCACTTCTACCTGCGGTGTCGCCATTGTCATCACGGAAGTCTGTTGATGCATCTGTGCCATTCATATGGAATAAGCAGATGGTATCTTCGTCGTTGGTAAATTGTGCTGTTGGAGGTGTAAAACTTGCGCCTGTATATCTTGCTGTATTACTAACGCGAACTTCATCTATCCATCCATTACCGCCAGCATTAAAAGAACTTACTCCAGACCCAATCCAAAAAGCACCATTATCACCTAACTTAACACCACTATATGTGACAGTTTCATTTGCAATTCTGGTCCCATTTTGATAAACACTCCAAGTTGATGCATCAGCATCATAAACCATTGCCGCATGGTGCCAAGTATCTAATGCAAGAGCTGAACCTGCACTTGTAATTAAATCTTGTTTAGGATCTGATCCATTATATGCATCCCATGATGCTTGTAATTTTAGATCAAAGTTTCTCCATAATATCCCGCCTCCATAGTTAGGAAGTGATGGATGACTACCTACAATAACTAATCCAACTGTGCTACTACCTGTATCATTATCTACATTGAAGAAACACTCTATTGTCCAACTACCTTCTATAAGATAAAAAGGACTATTGGTGTTTGCACTTACATTAAGTCCGTCGCCTGTTCCGTCAAATAGAGCACTTGCGCCACCAAATTTACTTCGTGCTGTGTCAATTTGTGTGTTGCCTACAACATTTAAACTTATTGGTTCTCTAACCCCGTTGTCATCTTCAAAGAATGTGCTGCCATCTGTGCCGTTCATGTGTAGCAATAGTTTTGTGTTGTCGTCGTTCGTAAAAGGTGTTGTTGAAGGTGTAAATGTAGTTGTGTATCTTGCTGTGTTGCTTATGCGGAGTTCGTCTATGTGTCCTGGTAATCCGTAGGAACCAGTTAATACCCAGGCCGCCTGACCAATGATCAATCCACCAGTGTTACTAAAATTAATTGAACCAGCATAGGTTCCAGTATCAACAGATGTTCCATCTCTATATAGGGTAAATGTGGTTCCTGAACGGACCAGTGCATAATGATACCAGGTGTTCAAACTCATTGCGGTTGAATCTTCAACAATGTCACCACCACTATCATTTACATAGAATCTAAGCACTGCCGTTCCTGATCCTTTAGTTCCTAATCCCAATGAACCTGAACCAAAACTGCCTGTGCTGGAACCAATCACATATCTATCATTAGGAATTGAAGTGGGTCTCACCCAAAATTCAACGGTAAAATTGTCAGTGCCAAAATTAAATGTATCACTACTGGCAATTTTTAGATAATCAGCGGTTCCGTCAATTGCCAATGATGATCCACCAAACTTACTTTGTGCTGTATCTACTTGTGCATCATTAACAGCACTTACACCTATTTTTTTACGGACGACTTCTGCTTCTACCGCAACTTCAAAGTTCGCACTTGCTGTTATTCCTAATCCTAAACCAACTACACTCATTATGCACTCGCCAAATCACCAACCAATACCCATTCGTCTGTTGCAATTTTTATGCAACTTGCCGCTGAATATTGAGCTCTAAAATCTTTAGTTGGTGTGGCGTTTACTGTCACACCTGAACCTTCTGCTACTGTCACAGTGCCTGCACCCAATTGAACCAAATCAACTTTGGTGCCTACTGGAAATGCAACAGAACTGTTAGGTGGAATAGTAAGTGTTATTGCCGCCGCATTGTTTAGTGTGACTAATTTGCTTGCATCTGTTAGCACAAGTGTATATGTTGTGCCTGTTTGTGTGTTTAGTGTGCTTTGTGCTACAACTGTTCCTGTGATATCAACATTGCCTGTGCCTGTGATGTCATTGGAGTTTAGGTCCAAATCTCCACCAAGTTGTGGCGTTGTGTCATCTACTACTTCTGTAAATGTAATATCACTTGTAAGTGCAAAAGTTCCTGTGCCACCTGGTATGGTGTGTGTGTTTAGTGTGCCTAAACTTGTAATGTTGTTTGACTGTGCATCTAAATCACCGCCAAGTTGTGGTGTTGCGTCTTCTACAACATTGGCAATACCTGCACTGCCTGTAAAGGCAATTTCTACTGTGGTAGCACCTGCTGAGTCTGGTGCACTAACAGTTGTTGAAATATCTGTGCCACCTATAATGTTTAATAATGAATCTCTGTCTGCTTCACCAAGTGTTTGTTGCGTTCCGCTGTCAGCGCCTACACTTACTGAGCCTTGACGGAGCAAATGAACAAAGTTGTTGTCTAGTTCAGAATAGGTTAAAGCACTACCTTTGGTAGTTGCGCCTGTTGCTGATTCTTGTCTAAGAGTAATAGTCATTGTATCTCCTTGGTTTTATAGCGTCAGTATTATTTAGTCTTTCTGTTGAAATAGGTGTAGTAATCAGTTTCTTTTAACTGTAAACGACTGTTTTTTAGTGTGCTGATACGCTGTATTATAATTAAAGGCTCGTGTGCATATGTGTATGCAAAGCCTAGAGGTTCTTGTTCTGTGTCTGGGTGCATACCTAGACAAATAACATCTCGTTTGCGATATTGTTTGTTCCAACGGTTAATCTGTTCGTGCATATAGTCATAGTCCCAATCAAAACCATTTACAACCACAGCTTCTAGATGAAATATATCTTTGAAGTGGCAAAAACCTTCAACTACATTTTCAGGTGTAGTAGTTTCTACCATCATAGTCTTGTGCCAATAGTCATTAAGATAAGGACACACCGCATGTCCACTTAGTTTGCTTCTAGGTTTGGCAATAACCTGTTTAAGCCATCTCAGTATTTTCTTGTGACTGTCTGACATTGGGTTTGGAAAACGCATGTTCTACTCCTTGTGGTGTATGTATAACAAATTGTGTATTTGTGTGTCTATCAAATATTTCGTTCCATATAGGCCACCATCTTTGATGCAATGGAGGACGGTGAGCCCTAGGCACAAGTGTGTCCATTTGACTTGTGCAATCTTTGCTCCACATACTGTCAAAGCCCCATAGGTGTATTTCGCCTTGAGGTTTTGCCATGTAATTGGCGGCATGTAATCCTGCGTTCCAATGATTGGTTTTGTTGTAAATTGGAAACCAATCGCCTTCAATGTTTTGTTTTAATCTTAATTCTTTTGTTTCTTGTGTTGTGTAAACTGGCACACGAGGATGCCATTTGTTTGATCTCATCCAATACACAACTTTTGCATCTATAATTGACAGTGCATTATAGTTGTATCCATGTTGAGGTATGTTGCAACAGATGACATATCTGTCACTTGGTGTGTATAGTGTGTTGCTGGCACCATTGCCAATTATGTCAACTCTCGTCAATTCCATAGATCCTTTTTTCTAGTAAGTCTATTCGTTTGCTTTGCAATTCTATTTGTTCTTGTGTTTTGTTTAGTGTGTCCAACAGCACCTTTTGGTTTTTGATTAGATTATTCAAATGCTTGTCTGCATGGTTAGCAAATTTAACCAAATCCATTAGTGTGTCATATGGGTCTCCGTTTTCAAACATCACACTAGCCTTTGCTTTAATCTTTTACCATTTTCTATAGGTATACTACTGGCTTGTTCATATGTCCAACCAAATTCTTTTACTCTGCGTCTAAAACATTCTGCATGTATACCATTTGCCATTGCTATTCTACGCCAATGTCCATATTCTGTGTGATCTATGCGTAGGGTTGACATGTTTTTTTCTTTAGAACACCATTCTACATTACCTGGTTCATAATTAGCAAGTTTGTTGATTCTATTTAGAACATGTTCTGCACTTGGACGAGGTCCTAGATCATCTAACCAATTGATAAACCCTTGTTCTCCCTTCCAATCATCACATACTTCAGTTTCAACATAATATATTTCATTGTGTTCACAAGAATATATCATTTTATACCATATGCGCCATTCAGCAAGATATTCTTTTCTTAGATCACTATACAAGCTCATTGTCTCTCTCGTAGTTGATGTCATGGCTGTCAGTCCATTCAGTTGTTTTGACTGTTTTCAACATTTTTTCATAACAGTGTTTTCTCATGTGTGTTCTCCTAGCAACAATTATACAGTTGTGAGCACCCCATGCTTCAATTGGATCCTTACGCACCATACAGTATTGATGTATTTTAGGTCCTCTGTGTTCTTTGACACCTGAACGATCCCACATGTCATACCAATCTTCTAATTCAAAAGCCCATTCTTGTCCTAGTGCTCTTGCTTGAGCTTTTGCCATTGAATATTTCGTAATCCATTCTCTTGGTATGCCATTAGGATTGTCATATACTTTTTTAAATGGCATTTTTTGCCTCCTTTAGATATTTTGCATCTGGATGATAGTCAATCCAGCTTAGTGTGTTTAATTCTGGTCTATAATAGGTATAACCACATATGGCAGTGACCCAACTGTCCACAGTTTCTGCGTCATAGTGTATGACATCACCTGTTTCAGCAAAGTGTTCCCATGGTGTTGACACTCTCCTAGTAGGATTCCACGGTGATGTAGTGATTACAGGTGTTCCTGTGACTACAGCTTCACTTGCACCTGCTGAATGATTGGCTAAAACACAATCAAAACCACCATTCCTTATAGCATCTGTTATTTGATTGCCTATTCTTGCTTTTACTGGAACTTTGCGTCTTACTGTGTATTCAAAACCATGCCGCTTGAGCACTGGTTCAACTCTTGCCCAATACTCATCCCAAGTTTCTCCATAGAACTCTCTGTAGTTTCTGTCTGAACTACGGATAACCAAACACTTGCGGTTTTTTAGAGGTGAGGTAGAACGAGTGCCGTTCCACAGCTGACTGATATCCCGTATGACGCCACCACTGTTGTGTTGTAGGATTTCATTTACTCGCTGTCTGTCGTCCCATCTTGGCAAGTGATGTTCAGGCATGCTCCAACCACAGTAGGTTAATCTGCTCCACAGTTTGTTTGCTGTTGGATTTGCTGGTGATGGATGTCTTAGATGTGGCATCATACTATTGTCCCACCAAAACCAACGGAATCCCTTGGGTTCTGTGCCTGGACGATACATGGTGTCTGGTTCACAACCAACAAGACAGTAGGTTTTGTCAGTGTTTATGTTTGATTTCTTAACTGGTGCAACTCCAGCTCTAAAATCAGCACCATAAAACTTAGGATCTACTTCAAAATAACCCCACGGCATATTACTGTCCTTGATTTTCAAATAATTCTGCAAATTTGTTTTCATATTCCGTTGTGTTCCACGCTTCTATACGACGCTGTGCTATAGCAACATAGTTAGGGTCAAGTTCGCAACCTATAAACTCGTGTCCAAGTTCTACTGCCGCCATACCAGTGCTACCTGAACCTGTGAAAGGATCTAACACTGTAGAGTTAGGTGGTGTTACTAATTTTATAAGATAACGCATAAGAGCAACTGGTTTAACAGTGGGGTGATTGTTGCCCACATTTACAATTTTATTGTTTGTTTCACACCATTTAGCATAATAGTCTTTAAGACTATGAACTTTGATGTATCCGTAGTCTGGTAAGTAGATATCCTTGCCACTTATTTCTTGTTTGTTGCCTTGATTGTCAATATAGTATCCACCCATATCGTCAAGCATACTCTGTTCTGTGGGGATTTCTTTT